CCACCATGATGTTGAGCTGAGGGTTGCGGTAGAGCAGCCAGCAAACGAAGGCGGAGGTGACCCAGCTCTTGCCGACACCTCGGAACGCCTCGATCACGCAGCGCTTCGGCCCCTTCTGGAGGTAGCGCGCGATGTCGTACTGGACGGGGGTGGGCTCGGGCAGATTGAGGTGCTGCCACACGAGCCAGAGGAAGTTGCGGAAGTCGGCCGCAATCGGGTCGCTCACCGTCTCAATGGCGGTGCTCGATAGAAGATCTGATTTGGAGGTCATAGAGGCCCCTAGGGACGCTCAGGACAGCCGCTCTCTTGGCGAATGGGGGATTGCTCCGCCCACCCACTCCAAGGCGCTGTACGGCAGCCCGCTGTGGCCGCGCTGAGGGTTCTGGTTAGTTGGGAAGAGGCGTAGCCTCTGCGTCGTCCTCATCGGCCCCCGAGAAGGGGAGCGCGGCGGTCAGCCGTTGCAGCGGGTTGTTGCCCTTGGGCACGCTGTCAATGCCGTTGTCCTTGAGGAACTGGCGGACCACGTTGAGGTCGGAGGCGGTGGCCTCGCCGCTATTGATGCGGCTGAGGAGTTCCTGCGCGAGCCCCGTATGGAGGTCGTCGAGGAGCTTCTTGAGGTCGGTCATTAGGTCGCTCCGAAGTAGAGGGCCAAACCGGCAATGAGGGTGCCAAGCACCGACACGCCGATGGTGAGCCAGTTGAGGTTCGTCGAGCGGGATGCCTTGAGGGTGGCGACATCGGTCTCAACCGCGCCCAGGCGGTCGTCGAGGCCGTGAATGCGCTTACCCTGCTCCGACTGGATTGCGAGGAAGCCATCGAGCTTCCCCTCCATCCGCCCGACCAAGATCAGGAGTTCGCTTTCGGGGTTCATGCGGAGGTCCAGTGGCGCTCGTCGGCCCAGTCCTGCGGGACGTTGGGGAGAGCATCCTTGAAGGCGTTGTAGACGCGCCGCGCATAGTTGGCGGCATCCTTGACTTCCTGGGGCACAGGCTCGGCCCCATCGGTGGACACCTCGCGTTCCACGTAGTCGGCCAGCCGGGTGCCCTTGAGGGCTGCGCGGAGGCGCTGCACGAGCTGGTCACGGGACGGCGGGGTCCACACGAAGTCGTGGATGGGGATTGCGGGGTCCGAGAACAGTTCGGCTGTGATGCCGTCCGCCATCGGCCACCCGCTCTCGTCCGGGTCCCACGTGTAGGTGAACGTCTCGGGGCCGTGTCCGAGGTCGCCAACGATCTCGAAGTCGATGCGGCGACCGTCTTCAAGTCGATTGCCGGCGACCACGCGATAAACGTCATGGAGTGCCATTAGACGAGCCTTCCAAAGAGTGTGATTGACTGGTCGCCCGAGCCCTCGGTGAGCCTGCCGTAGCAGCGCCACGTCCCGTTCTGGGACGGGCCGAAGGACGAGGGAGCGTCGTCGGAGTTGGTGGGGTAGAGACTGCTGCCTGCCCTGTTCGTTCCAAACGAGGTGGCGCGGGGCGACGACTGATAGGACATGAAGGCGTAGGTGCCGACCGTGCCCTCTTCCATGTAGGCGTGACCCGTAAGGCGCGGCGACAGGAGTTCGGGAGCGAGGACGCCCGCGTTCATGTTGCTGACGTTGCGGAAGAAGGCCGCGCCAACCCCCTCAAGCAGGCTAGAGTTCCCCGCCCCGCTCGCCCACCCCGCTGAGTTGGCGTAGTTTACGCTCGCGCCCGGCAGATTGGCGGGGACCACGTAGCGGCCATCCAACGCGGCCTGGAGGAGGTAGCTCGGCAGCCGCGCGTCAGGCACGGTCCCGGTCGTGAGGTTGCCCGCGTTGTGCGCCCCGATGTTCTGGCGAGCGGTGGTGGGGTTCGCCACGTCCGACAAGTTGGCGCTCTTGTCCATCTTGGTCATCGGGTTGAGCTGGCCGGCGTAGTAGGCCGCAGAGCTGGCCGAGGTGGCGGCGGCAGACGCGGAGTTCGCGGCGGCGGTCTTCGCGGCGTTCGACAGCGCGAGGTTGTCGGCCACGGCCACAGCGGCGGTGTCCACCTGCCCCTTCGACGCGGCGGCGGCGGTTGCGCTCGCGGCAGCATCATCCCGGTGCTGCTGAGCCAACACCCTCGCGGCATCGCCAGCGGCAGCCGAGGCGGCAGCCTGCGTCTTGCTCGTGTTGGCGGAGGTCGCGCTGGTTTGGGCCTGCGACGCATACGAGGAAGCGGCGTTCCGTGCGGCGATGGCTTCGGCCACGTTGCTGTTGACGTTGTTGGTCGTCCAGCCCTTCGTGGCCACGTCATCGTCTGCCACCGGGTCAGCCACGAGGGAGATTCGTCGGTAGCCTGCCGAGTAAGAACCATCGCTGGTAACGCCAAGGGACGCCGAGCCCTGATCGAATGCCTCCTGCGAGAGGAAAAACGACTGGAGCGTCGAGACGTTGAGGTCGGCCTCCACGAGGGTAGAGCCGTCCGAGAAGGTCACAAGGCGCTCAGCGCGCGGCGTAGTGCGGCGCACCTCGACCACCTTGCCATTGGCCGGTGCCGGGGTGACCTGCACGGTGTACGTCCCGACCCACGCAAAGGGCACCTCCGAGCCGTCCACGCGCACCGAAACGTGCGTCTTGGACAGGTACTCGAAAGGGGCCTCGAAGTTGGTCGTGGAGCCGTCACCAAGATACTGGCCGTAGGAAAGAGCCATTGGGGTCTCCAAATGAGAAGACCCCCGCCAGCGGTGAGCTAACGGGGGCCGTGAATGGGGGAATGTGTTGTGGGACTAGGCCACGGCTTCGAGCGCCACCACGCGCGCCTCAAGGGCTTCCTGCCGAACGAGGAGGGCTGGCGACGCGGCGACCAGAACGGGGATGAGCTTCGTGTAGTTGACGCCCCACGGGACATATTCGAGGTATTGCAGGAGTTCGATCACGGGAGCGCTGTTACCCTCCTCGTCAACCGTGTAGACGACCTCGCCCGTATCTGGGTCCAGCTTCTCATCCCACCGCTCCCGCTCCACCCAACCACCAGGCGTCACGGCGTCGGGGTAGACTTGGTAGAGGTCCTGGGCAAACACGCCAATATCGGGGGTATCTGGAAGACCGATGTCCTCCGGTCTCGACGGCGAGGCCAAGCGCTTCCACCGGAAGTTGTGGATTTCGATGAGGCGCAGAATGCCGGTCATTACCTCGTGGCTGACAAGGCCATCGTCCACCTTCTTCTCGCGGTCGGACACGTTGACGAACTGGCACCCGAAGCCGCTGCTGTTGACGTTCGCCACAACACCGTTCGGGTTCCAGAACGACATGTGGAAGTGAGTTCCAGTGGTGTTCGTGGAACTGGCGACAGTGCCAGCGGAGAGGTTAGTACCGAGGGTGGCCCCCGTGCCGCTGAACGTCCCTGCTGAAAGCACACCAGAAACCTTGGGGTGCGTAATCGTCGGGCCACTGTCCCGGACAAAGTTCCCCGAGCCTGTGCTCCCAGCCGCCGCCTGCTTCCCATTGAGGGCAGTCTGCGTGGCGGTCGAGATCGGCTTGCCGAGGTCGGACGTGTTGTCCACGTTGGCGAGGCCAACCTGTGCCTTGGTGACGCCGTGCGGGTTCGATGTGTTGGCCACGTGCGACGAGAGCGAGGAGCTGCTCGCCTTCGCGTCGAGGGCGGCTTGGGTGGCGGTGGAGATTGGCTTGCCGAGGTCCGAGGTGTTGTCCGCGTTCCCGAGCCCTACCTGCGCCTTCGTCACGCCGTGGGGATTGGCGGTGTCGCTAAGGTGGGAGGTGAACGGGGCGACCGCCGCTAGAGCCGCGTCGCGAGCCGCTTGGGTATCGTCGCGGAAAGTGAAGGCTTCGTCCCGCGCCGCCTCGGCACCTGCCATCGCGAGGTTCGCATCGTTCTTCGCGTTGTTCGCCATCGTGACGTAGCCGTCAGCGGTGGACGCGGCGTTCTGGGCATCAGTGGCGAAGCCCTCCGCCGCCATGCGCTCGTCGTGAGCCGTGACGGCCGAGGAGGCTGCTGAGGTTGCCGAGCCCGAGGCGGAAGTCGCTGAGGTGGATGCCTCGGTCGCTTTCGTCTGCGCCGTGTTCTTGGCTGCCGTGGCGGTCGCCGCTGCGGCCTGCGAGGCGTCCCGGTAGGCTGCGCCCTGCGTGAGCTGCTCGGTGAAATCGCTGGCTGCCGTCTGCGCGATAAGCGCGGCTGCCTCTGCGCCCACCCTCGCCTGCTGCGCGAGCAGCCGCTCGGCCTGCAAGCCGTAGGCAGCGTTATTTGCCGCCTCAATGGCCGCTTCAATTGCCGCGACGTGCTCCCCGAGGGTGAACTCGACGAAGCCCTTGGTGGCCGCGTCGGTGTCCAGCTCAGGGGTGTTGAGGTTGCGGATGCGCCGGCCCTCGGCGTCAAAGTCGCCATCGACCCCGAGCGCGATGCCGGAGCCCTGTTGGTCGAACGCTTCCTGCACGAGGAAGAAGGCTTGGAGGCTGTCGGTGTTGAGATCGCTCTCAACCATCGTCGAGCCATCGTGGAAGTTCACGAGCCGAGCACCACTGGGCGTCTCGCGCCGGACCTCCACGACCGTCCCAGTGGGTGGGGCCGGAGTGATCTGGACGGTGTAGGTGCTGACCCACGAGAAGGTCGCGGGGGTGCCATCGACCAGCACCTTGACGTGGGACTTCGAGAGGTACTCGAAGGGCACGTTGAAGTTGGTCGTCGCCCCGTTGCCCGGATAGTGGGCGAAGGAAAGCGCCATTCAGGGCTCCAAAATGAAAAGCCCCCGCCACCAGCGCAGCGAGGCGAGGTGACGAGGGCGGTTGAGTGGTGGGGAGGTGGGCTACTCGGAAGCGCCCGAAATCATCCCGCTGAATAGGTTCGAGAGGCCCATCGCGTTCTGCCAAGGCAGGACCGATGCCGCGTTGCGGTAGTCGTTCTGGCTGCCCTGCCCGGTCACGATGTCGCGCAGGTGCGAGCCAACGCCGAAGACGCGGTTTGTTGATTTCCGCTGAGAACTGACCCGGGATTTCCACGCAGAAGTGACCCACCT